AAATTGGGTAATGGTTTTTAAACTGGCCATTGGTTAAATTCTCCGATGTAATTAATTATAAATGTTAAACTCTTCCTGCTACTTCTTCAAAACTGACTCCAGTTCTGGTAGCAACGAAGGATAGAGTAACGAAGTTAATTGACTTAGTTGGCTTCAAGAATATGTCAGCCCTAAATTCATTGTTATCAACTATGCTAGGAGTGTTGTTAGTTTCATCACAGATGACTCTAAAGTCAACCAATCCTCTCTTAGCTTGAACATCCCTTAAGAATGGTTCAACAATGTTAGTAAAGTTAGCACGGGTAATTTCATCATTAAACTCAAAGAGTTGTGCTTGAGCACTTCTCTCAAGTGCTTTTTCAACGGTAAGGAATAAACGACGAACGTTAATCCTATCGAATGCTGATGCAAAACCCAATCCTGTTTTATCACCGAATAATAAAACTCCAGTTCCAGGCTGATTTATTATAGGGTTAACCCTTGCTTCATAAAGAAGATCTCGTTGAGCCTTAGTAGGATTATATGCAAGTTTGATTGCATTGTTTAATATCCCTCGTTGCTGACCAGCAGGAGAGAACCAAGGATACTGTTCAATATCCGTCCTTACCATCAATCCAGCAACATCTGCATTGGTAGGAATATAACGGAACTGATTATTAAAACGATCAAATGTATACTTATATCCTGAATCAAATATTCCATAAGATGAAGAGGATATAGGTGAGTAGTATTCAATAACGTTATTTGTTTGATCCGTAGTGCTTGTTACGTCCACCACGTTGTCACGATGAGGAGAAATAACTGCAACACAGTCCTTTCTTTCCTCTGCTATTGAAATAAGTTTATTTGCTTTTGCTTGCGACTCATCTTGAGCAGCACATCCTGGCCCCATTATTAAGTAGTTAACATCCGTTTCATCTTTATTTTCAAATAGATCATAAGCAGCAGAGATATCTCCAAGATTTGCTTTGAATTGACCATTTGCACCAGTAGCAGCGTAGTTAACACCTCCACCTAAAGGATATGTTACATTACCTAAAGCATTGAATATAGTTCCTGCTGCATCTTGTCCCCAGATTCCTCCAGCAACTCCGATTGCAGTAAACGAACTAGACTTAACACCAGAGGTGGTTGTAAATCCAGTTGCTCTTGGTTCTGTTTCAAAGAAGTTGTCAGGAGCAGATGATGGGTTAAATCCTGCGTATAGATTTTCACTATTAAGAGCAAGGAAATCTTTATAGAATATTCTTCTAGGAGAAGCAACAGCAGATATGGCATCAGATGCTTTAGATATTGAAATATTCTTTTCAAGAATACTTCCTTGAACACCTGTTAAAGTACCGTCATCATCTACGACAACTATGTGCATCGCATCATTTTGACCACTTCTATCTAAACTAAATTGGTTAGTGACTGGTTTAGATGCAACTTGTTTCCAGAAGACTGTGCTATTTTCCAATCCTAGTGTTTGCTGGTTATACCAGTCTTTAACACTCTGAGCGACTCCTACATTAGAAAATCCTAATCGACCTGAACCATTATCAGTGTTAATACCAGCAGTGTTTACAGCTCTGATCTTTACACCTGAAGTAAATGATGCAGTGGCATCAAATTCACTATAATCAATATAAGTCTCTGTACCAATTACGTTACCAGTTTGCTTGACTCTCGAAACAACCTTAACATCAATGGTGCTATTACCAGCTACTGTATCAGTTGAAACACCAGTGATTATACCTTTAATATAACCGTTTGTTGTAGCAGTGGTTCCCACTCCAACTTCAGTTCCACTGTATGCAGCAGTAACACCTAATCCTATGCTAAATCCAAGATCATTAAGGTTAGTGGTTGTAATACCAATGATCTGATCTGCCATATCATCAATAAAGCAGACTTTTAATCCATTAGCCCATGTACCTGGATTCTTAGCAGCATATGTCCAACCACTTTGAATGTCAGTGTAGTTGGCATTATAGTCGTCAAAGTTTTTAATCTTTGCTGAGTTGGTAGATGCAATTCCTACACCTCCAATCGGAGCACCTGCGTTTGCATTATTAAGAGTTGCTCCATCTACTCTTGCAACCTTAAGAATACCACCGTATGAGAGATACGATGCTGCACTCATCCAATACTCATACTGTCTATCAGTAGATAATGGTTTACCGTAAGCATTAATTAAATCTTGCTCTGTGCTAATATCGATTGCTTCTTCTACAGGTCCAATTTGAAATGGACCCGCTATAGCACCGATATTAGCTAATACGTTATCTGCTCTTCCAACAGTTAGGTCAACCTCCCTAACCACTACTCCAGGAGATAATTGAGGAGTCGCCATATTCTTCTCCGAAATACTCTAATTTATCTAAAAATATTTATTGTTTTTGACATTTTCGATGGGGAAACATGCCGTGAACAATTACCAATCAGGGTAACTCCACTCTGGAAATGGATTATCTTTTCTCCTAGTGTTTACTATTCTTTGAATAGTGCATACTTTACATTCATAAGAATAAGAAGATGCAACAGGGCCTCTATCTTTACGTGTTCTATAAAAACCTTCAATTAAATTTTTTTCTTCCCCACAAATTCTACAAACTCTATCAGATAACAATAAGTGTCCTAACTTTATTTGCTTGTCTAATTCCATTACAATACTTGTATCACGCCATAACAATCAGGTATCTCATGAGTTAATTTACTTTCTATACCTTGCTTCAAGGTAATGGCACTCATTGCACAAGTAGAACATGCACCACCTAGTCTTACCTTTACGAAATTAGTTTCATGTTCTATTTCTACAAACTCTAACCATCCACCATCAGCCTCAATAAAAGGCATTAGTTCTTCAAGAACTTTGATTACATTTTCTTCTGTTAATTCCATTATTCCTCTGTTGGTATATTAAAAATAATTAACCATGCAATTGATAGAGTAATTATAAAAAATACTCTGATTGAACTAGGTGAGGTGTCAATCATTAGGACAAATACTCCCACATATAAGATTTATCTCCATACTCATCTGCTTTGAACCATCTATCTCCTTCATCATCCACAAAACTTGCTTGATCCATTCCGTCATCCATGAAACCAAATGGAGCCATATCTTGTTCTATGGCATTTTTCTGTTCCTCATATAATCTTTTTCTTACATCCTGATCAGTAAGTTCTTTAAAGTAATCTTGTGCTACTAACCATGCATAAATTACCAAACACATTGCTAAGTCGTCATTACATCCTTCCTCAGCCTCAAACGTATTCCCTTTTTGAATGAACGTAGTAAGTTCACTCATGATATCATAATCACAAGAAAGGAGTTTATCAGATTCTATTAATGTTTTTAAATTTAAAGCACCTACCTTCTTAACAGTCTTGGACATCTTAACACCAAGTTGTGTTTTCTTACCTGAGAATCCTTGACCAACTATTTGACCTGCTCTACCTCTCATAGAACACATGAGAAGATTTTTGTATTCTAAATCAAAATTCAATATCGATGCTACTTGATCTCCTACATCATTTACTTCACATAACACAAATGCATCATTATAACTCTTTCCTACTTCTTCTATGATACTAGGGAAAAGCATCGCCTTAATTTCATTATTTCTGTACTTTGCCACCACAGCGTGAGGAAACTCTGTAATATCAACCACAATAAATGCAGAGTAATCTTTTCCTACTCCTCTTGCAACATCCACTGCCATTGCATAATCATGACCTTTTTGAGGTTGTACATATACATCTAAACCACCACTTTGAGTTTCTGGTGGTTGATATACCATACTTCTTAGTTTAGCTGGACTGATAAGAGTATCAACAGATCCTAAGAACTCACACTCAAACTCAATCTTAAATTGTTGTTCTGATGTGTTTGCAATAGTTTGTTCTTTCCAAACTTCATCTCTACCAGGAACCTCTGACCAATGAACATCAGTAGGGATATATTCATTCTTTCCTCTTTCTGCATCATGCCAATACCTATAGAAATGGTTCATTCCGTGAGGGGTTGAAACCATTATTACTTTTGTGCTTTTACCAGAAGTAATAGTAGGATAAACACTAGCAAAGAAAGA